CACGTCGAAGATTTCGTCGGTCGGATCGCAAACTTTCAATGCGGTTATGGTGCCGCCGACACTGGTCACAACCAACGCGTCAGCAGCAGGTCCGCCGATGGCGAGCGTTACGACGGCGCCAACAGGAGTCGCCGTTACCGTGAGGCCGCCCGCCAGGAACAACGCCTGCGCCGCAGCGTGATTGATCGCGCCCGCCAATGAGAGGGCATCGGCCGCGTCACCGCCACTCTGGTCGAAGACCTGGGCGGGCCAGTTGGGCGCGCCCGCGGCCGTGAACACCACGCCGTTAATCGTCACCGTATGGCCGACGACCACCCCCGCCAGCGTCAGCATTACCGGGCCGAGTGCATGAAGTATCAGAGGGCCCGCAATATTCGCGTCGACCGCGTTCGCGGCTACCTGATACCAGCCCGAGGCGATTTCCGTGATGGCGCCGGCGGGAGCGGCGAAGGCTGCGCCATTTTTGGAGACGGTCACGGTAAGAGAGACGCCCGGAATCAGTCCGGCCTGCCCCGTGATGTGGTCAACCGAACTGACCATCAGGAAGAGCAGTTTCTCGGTCGTGTTGTATTGTTGAATATCGTAGCCCATATCAGGCCTTCAATCCTTCGGCGTTCCGCGTGAAGCGCGCCGATGATGACTGCGGCGAACCACGATCTGATAGTCGGGGATGAGTGAATCGCCTCTTTGGGTCACATGGAGAATGCCCGTTAGTCCACTCGCCGCCCATCCCGATAGTCGCCGGAGCACAAACAACCCGGCCGACGCGGCCGAAGTGGCAACCGCCGCTCCTGACAGCCTACGCTGAATGCGCAATGTTGCCGAAACGCTCGATACTGCCGTCGCCATTCCGCTGAGAAGGACCTTGCCCGCCTCTGTGATGTGCAACGCCGCTGCCACTGAGGATACCGCCGCCGTTGCCCCAGACAGTAGCCGTGCGATTCGCAACACGAGGCCCGTCTCACTCGCCGCACTTGCCGAGCCACCAAGACGCCGCGCTACGGTTGAACTCGCCGAGGTATTTGACTCCGCCTGCGCCTGCCCTACAAATCTGCGTTCGACCGCGATTTCTCCGTTCGCCTGCGAATCCACAATCGCGGCCCCTGTGAGGGGACGCTGGACCGCGATCTCGCCATTTGCCCGCGAAGTGCCGATGGAGGAACCGGAAAGGTGCCGCCCAACCAGCACCGCTCCCGCCGTGTCAGATACACCCGCGGCCTGGCCTGTTAGCCGCCGCGCCACAGCAATAACCGCACCCACTACTGACCCGGCAACGGCAGTTCCGGCCAATCTTCGCAGGAGAGTCACCCCGCCATCCATGGTTAATGCCCCCGATGCCGATCCTGCGAAGTAGACACGAACCTCGCCCTCTTCCACTGTCAATGCCCCCGATGCAGACGAGACCCCCGCCACACTGCCTGCCAGTCTACGCGCCAGGGCTATCACTGCGCTGACTACCGATGTTACTGCGGCCGAACCTGTCAGTTTCCGGGCAACCTGCGGCGACGCGTTTGTTGTCGACACCGCGGCCGCCGCACCAGTGAGTTTGCGCGCAACGCGTGGACTGACGCTTGTCGAGGACACCCCTGCTGCCGAGCCGGAAAACTGAATCGTCGCGGGTGGTTTGAGCGCGAACGTGATGTAGGCCTTCGGCCATGCGGCACTCAATGTCGCCGCCCAAGTCCCCATCGCGCCCGCTGCCGCCCTGCCTCCCTGGTCGAAGGCGAAGCCTCCGCCATGTCCAGAGGTCGTCTCATAATCCATCTTCTCGGCGAGGGAACTTAGGGCCGCGTTCGTCATCACCGTGAACTGACCGGTGTTCGAGTCCGCGCTGCTCGTGCAGATGCAGACGCAGAGGCGATCCGCGCCGGTGGTCGAGATCGTCGTGATAAACTGGAAACTGGTATCGGACGCGGCCTCCGTGCCGGTCTCCGACACATCTATCGGATCGCCGGAGGCGATGCAACCGGAATAGGCGTTGCATCCCGCGCAGACATGATCCACGGTGGCCTGGACGCTCGGCGCGGTGTTGCCGGCTATGTGCCGCCGCCACCAGACGTAGAGTTTCGAGCCGCTGGCAACGGTTATGGGCGAACCCGTGAAGGCGGTCCATACCTGCCCGCCAGTAACCGTGATCGTGACGGTGCCCATGGGATCGGTCTCGGCGACGAGAATCGCGATGTCACCGGCCGCGATATCGGCAGGCAATGGCACAGAGACGGCACTGGTCGTACCGCTCGCCTTCGCGCCGGGCGTTCTGGAAACTGGGATCGCCAATGAATTTCGCTTAGTCCAGACTCAGCGAGAGCTGGCCGGATTCAATGGTTACGACATTGCCCGATACTGGCGTCTGCGGCACTTCCAACGTGCCATGTGCGATCACGTTCGCGGTATCGCCATCCATCAACGCCCAGTGGGTACAAAGACCCCATGAGCCCGAAGGAGTGGGAAACGCGATCTGCGCCGCGTTCGTGACTACGCTCGGGTCGGCAGAGGTCGCCGCGTTCCACGTCGAGCCCGTCGTACTGGCACGCGAGTAGTTGTTCCCGCTCGGCTCGGCGAGACCCGCGCCATCTTCGCCCGGATCGGCCGTACTGAGCGCCACCTTGATCGTCGGCGCCGACCAAGCCGCCTTGTTGAACAGATGATCGAGCAACTTCTTGCATGAGTAGATCGCTAGACTTCCGGCCATGTCGGTCTCCTAGATGGATTCTATGTAGTATTCGCACGAAAACGAGTGCGCCACCACGGTCACTGAGGTCACGCCGAAGTTGACGTTCTCGGCCAGCACGAACAGGCATTGCAGGCTCTGGCTGGAATTGACCGGGGCATACCAGGTCGGCCCGCAGGGAACGGGCGTACCTGGGGTATCGCCCAGGAAGGCGAGAGTGCCAGCGGTCCCACCGACCGAGAAGAGCAGGCGCGTGATTACCAGACGCTTGCCGTGTCCTGGTGCCGCCACGATCTCATGCAGAGTCACCGCTCCGCCCTCAACGTGCGGCGTGGCGTTATGAACCGTTCTCCAATCCAGTGCCATCACGCTCTCCTGTTCTGCTTCGGTCTGCGGAGCCGATTCTGCTGCGGCCGCTTGAGGCGCTTACTCGATATGGCCTCGACCGTCCCGCGCTGTGCAAGCTGGCGGGCGAGGTTCGGTTCTACATCCGCTTCCTCGCCCTCAGCGTAGTCATGGCCCGCTACCTGCAGGCGTTGTCGGAATCGCACCAGCATTACGAGTCCCAGTCCTGCGCGGCGACCGGCTGATTCTGCGGAGCGGCATAGCGTAGGTCGCTCAGCACCGCGATGCCCCCGGCATGGGCCGTCACCGGCCCCGACACCCGCACCGCCACGTAGCGGAAGCCGTTGGTCAGCGCCGTCCCGTCCACCTCCAGCAGCACCACCGCCTCCAATGTCACGGGCATGATCGTCAATGGCGTGGATACCGCGCAGGTGATCGTGTAATCACCCGTCTCATCCACCGTGAGGATAACGACAGGCCCGACGACGGTAGCCGTGACCGGGTTCACCCCGTAGAGCACACTGTTGATGCAGGCGGCGAGGGAAGTCGCGGTGGCGTTGTCGCCGGCCGACTGGTTGAAGGCATGGGTGACGAGGTTCTCGGCGCCTGCCGCAGTGAACACATGCGCCACCCCGCCGACCGTGATCGTCACAGTGGAGCCGATGGCGGGCGCATTCATCGTCAACTGCTGCCGAGTGACGTTCGTGCCCGCGGTCGCGGTAGCTGTAGCGGTGGCGATGTTCTGGGCTGCGCCGCCCGCCGCGGTCGTCGCCTCGACAACGGTGCAGATCGCTGCCTCACCGTCGGCGAGCGTATCCACGACGATGGCGAAAATCGCTTTGCGCGCCTCGCCGAGCTTGACATACCAGCCGACTATGCCAGCCACCGCGGGCACGAGCGCCTGCGGTATCAGCGACAGCACGAAGCGAGAGCGCTCAAGTAGCAGCGAGTTCATTGTCATCTCGATCTCCTAGTCTCGGTCCTCTACGGGACCGCCCACATGACGCCGACCCGAGCCGCGCCGGTCGTGGCCGCGCCGCCGGTCTGCGTGAACCAGACGAAATACTCAGTATCCTGGGTCAGCACGCCGCCGCCCCGGTGACAGACCAGCGTTGTCCCGACCGCAGCCTCATTCACATCGCCCGCCTCTACCAGGTTGTCATTGTCGGCCAATGTGCCTATTACCAGCACATTCGTCGTACCCGCGTTGAAGACGGTCGTCACTGCCACCATGGCGCCGAAGACGGCCGCGCCCTTGGGCAGAATGCCGAGGCTCACCCGGTATGGGGCGGCCACGTCGAACGTGATAATGTTGCCAACTAGGCTGATCGGGCGGATAGGCACGCCGCCAAAGAGCATCTGGTCGCCGCCCAACGGCGCCGAGGCCGGTTGCTGCGCGCGGCCTATTCTCAGGTTGGGATCGTATCCCGCATAGGTCATCGTCGTCCTCTTTCTACCAATCCGCGTCCTGCGCGGCCACCGGCTGCCGAAGCGGCATGAAGGTCAGATCGCTCTGCACGACCACTACGTTCGCGTGCGCCGTGGCGGGGCCAGCAACCCGAATAGCCACATGGGTGTTGACTCCGCTCAGGGCGCTGGCATCGATCTCCAGTAGTGCTTGCGCGTTGACCGTCGCCGGGATCGCCTTCGTCGGATCGGAACAGACTGCGGTGATCACGTCGCGGTTGGCGTAGGTCGGGTCGTTCACGGTCAGGGTGCATACCGCGACGGCGGGCGTGGCCGTCACCCCGGGGACTCCGTAGGTGGCACTGTTGATACAGTTCGCCAGCGAGAGAGCCTGAGCGGTCGTGTTCCCGCTCTGGTCGAACTGCCGCGCTGCCAGGTTCTCCGCGGCCTTGGCGGTGAACACCACGCCATTGATCGTCACCGTGTCATCGACGGTCGGTGTATTCATCGTGATCGTCAGCTTATCGACAGCGACGTTCGCCGTCGCCGTGCAAGTGCAGGTGGCGATGTTGGCCGCCCCCGCCCCCAGGTAGCTCGTCGCCTCGACCGCGGTGACCACGACGGTCTCGGTGACCGCCAGCGTGTCAATGTTCACGAGCGCGACCAACTTCCCGCAATTCGCCACAGGAATATAACGGCCGACCTTGCCGGCGGCCGGGACCGCCAATGCCTGGTAGGGCATGGCGAGAATGTATCTCGACTTCTCTAGCAATCCCGAGGTGGTTCGTGCCATCGTTTATATCCTCATCTGTGCCGGGGCCCGGGGGGAGGCTCGAAGGCCTCCCCCCGGAGGCGAGGGCCCCATGCGTTCTTAGGTGTCTGTATCGGTCGCCGCAACCGACTGCGTGACTGCCTGATACCGCGACTCACCGCCGCGTATGGCCAAAATCGCCGCATGGGAAGTCGCCGCTCCGACCAACTGCAGGGAAACGTGATCGAAGCCGCCGACCGCCGTCAGCGCCGTGGATTCCAGTTCGATGGTGCCGATGGCCTCGACCGTCGCCACGACCATAGTCGCGTCGTGGGAAACGATGGTCAGCGAACCGACGCCGGCCTCGGTCGGCCACAGAGTGACGGTCTGACCGGCGAGCACGGCAGCCGTGATGGCGGCTCCGCCATATGCTGCCGTGATGAAGTGCGCCTGCGCCGCCGCATGATTGATCGCGGCAGCAAGAGAAGCAGCGGTAGCAGCATCACCGCCGCTTCGGTCGAATACGTGATTCGGGAGGTCCGGCGCAGCGGCCCCGGTAAAACGCAGGCCATTGATGGTCACGTACTCGGTGTTGAGCACCGTCGTACAGACGATTGTGCACACCGAAGCGGCTACGTTCCCGACGATAGTACAGGTCGCGCCAGCGATTCCCTGCGCCCCCGTGCCTACCGCATCTGTCGCTTCATTGACGGTCGCCACAACCGCGGCGGCCGCCGCTATCGTGTCCACGATGAACGCGAACACGATCTTCGAGTAGTTCCGCAGCGAGTAGTATCGGCTGCGGATACCTGGCGCCGGCGTCGCCAGAATCTGGTACATGTAGGTATTCGCCGGGTCGATCTTCAGTTTCTCGGTCAGCCATCCGGGCATCTGTATTCTCCTGTTTCTCGTTTAGTTCAGCACCACGAATGGGCTGAAGGTGGTTACCGCGTCCTCGGCCAGCAGCGGGGTCGCCAGCATCGGCTGACCGTCAACGGATCGATACGCCTTGATCCGGGTGACGTTGTGGTCGAAGGCGCCGATTCCCTGATCGTCCCGGATCGCCAGACCCACGCCCTCCTGAATCATGTAGTAGCGCAGATTGACGAACATCAGGTCGCCGATCTGACCTAGCACCGGCTGGCGCTCGTTCAGAATGACCGGGTAGCCCAGGAGAATCGAAGGCATACCTTCACGCGCGCTCGGCTGCCAGATGAGCTGGCCCAACGCGGACGCCATCGCCTGGAGCTGAGGCAGCGTGCTCGGATGCGCGAGCCAGACGGGACCGGATGTGCCGAGCTTCAGCATCCGCCACAGCATCGCCACGCAGTCTGCGTACGCGATTGCGGGAACGCCCAGGCCCGCAGCGCGCACGACATTGACGTTGCTGGCATGACCGAGGAATCCCAGTGGGCGGCCGATGCCGTTACCCGTAATGAACGCCACATCCTCGACCGCCAGAATCACATCGCGGAAGCCCTGCTGGATAAGCTGGGTCACCGCGGCCGGGTTATTCCGTAGGAGTTTATCGGTCACGTCCACGAACGCTGCCACTTCATGCGGGGTCAGCGTCATCTGTGCGAGCGTCGGCTGGGTCTCGGGCTTGAGTCCGCCCTCTCCAACCCAGCCGCCAGTCATGCCGGCGAATACGCCCAGCACGCCCGACTGATTTAGCATCGGGTACGTGGTGGAGGTATCCGGCGCGGATGCCGCAGGCATGACGGTCGCGCGGGGGCGCACGATCGCATCCTGCGGGGTGATCGCCGTCAGCATATCCGCGAATGCCGGGGGAATGAGGAACCCGCCGGCGGCGCCAGGAAGCATCGCCATGTCGCGGCGACCATCCGGCTCCATTGCCGGCCGCAGCCGGTTGTCGGTCCGGTTCCTCAGGGCGGTGACGAGGAAGTCTTCCATCGTGAGGAAGCCGTGGGTGCGCTCCGGGTCTGTCGTAGGGCCGGCAGTCGGAATGCGCCGGGCGGCCAGTTCGGCCTGCTCTACCTGCGTCCGCAGAGCTGTGATTTCCTCATGCAGGGGTGCCTGGGCGGCCGCGATCAACTCGGCCCGCACCTCAGGCGTCAGTTCGGGGGCCCGCTCGCGCAGGAGGCGGGCGGCCTCGCGCGCCGCTTCGGTCGCTGCCTGCACATCCGCAGCGCTTACCGCGGGCGCAGTCAGTGCTACACGCTCGCCGCAGGCGGGGCAGAACAGCGCCCCTTCGGCGAGTTCGACATTACAAGCTCTGCACCGATTCATGGTGCTAATCCTTTCGCGTTAGAGTCGTCCGCCGAGTGCCCGCAGGTCGGTGATCACCGCGTGGATATCCGGCGCGATGATCGGCGTGCGGCGCGTCTCCGAGGGTGGTCGTGCCGGCCCTCGCGAGGCGCGTGCTGCCGCCAGTTCGCGCTGTACTGCTATCAGCGCGGTTGATGGCAAGGCGATGCTAGGGGACTCAGGAGACGTATTGCCAAGGGCGCAGGACCTCGCGGCCTCGCCCGAAGCTGCTTCGAATGAACCATCATGCGACTTGCAGTGGGCGCGGGCATCGGCCGCTTCCCACACGTCTTTGGCATAGCGGTAGGCCTGCTCTTCCCAGTCGTCGCTGTCCTTGAGCTTGCCGAAGATGATGGAGTAGACCTTACCCTCATGCTTGCGTGTGCCGCGCCGGAAGTCGCTGAACTTGCTCGGCGCCTGGAGCCGACAGGCGTGCTCGTTCGGGTAGGGGCGGCCCTCTTCGGGCGCAATCATGGTCTGCAGGGCAGTCGAGCATTGAGTGACGAGCGTGGCTTCGGCATCAGTCAACTCGCGACGCTGGAGACCGCGGAGGGCCTCGATCATGCTGCGCAGGTCGCTCTCGGTTACTGCTACGACGGGGGGCTTGGGATAGTCGATGCCGGTCCGCGCCCTCACCTCATCCACCAGCGCCGCTTCATTGCTGGCGAAATTGCGGGTCAGCAGGCTGGACTCCCAGAGTTCGACCTCCTTGAAGTGCATGATGTCGTCTTCCCGTGCCTCCGTCACGCACGAGAAGGCGATGCTCGCGCAGTCGATGTAGCCTTTCCTCAACCCGGAATATACGCGTCGGCCTGTCTCGACTTCGAGGTCAAGGTCAGCCTCGACGCGCAGGCCTTTCGCATCCTCGACATGATTGCCCAGCGCGATGGGCTCGGTCGGATTGTGGAACCAGACGACCGGGAACATGCCACTATGATCATTGACGGTCTTGCTGAAACAACCCCGGTCGAAGATAGTCTCGTAGGAATCCTTCACTCCGAATATCGAGGAATGAAAGACCACATGGCCGGCATCAGCCACCTGCACGTCGTCGAGTCTGAAGGCCCGCAGTTGTCGCAATCTCATCTGACCCTACCTCGCTTCCCGAAGGAGCGCTTTCCGCGTACCGCGAGCAGATCGTGGATGCCAGAAAGAAGCATCCTCACGACCGCCCACGGGTTATTGCGCAGGTAATCTGTCACCCGCGTGAATGCCGCGACTTCTTCCTCAGACAACTCCATCCGTATAGGGACCGTCATTCGAGCTCTCCTTCGGCCTCACCGCGCACCAGATAGCCCTCGACGCAGCGACACTGACACACCTCAGCCGGGTCATCACCGATGCAAGGAGCCATGCAGCCATTCGAGTAGGGCTCATCCAATTCGCGCTGCTCGCCCTCTATCTCGGCATGACTATCTCGCACCCGATCATCGCGCGACGTGATCCATTCCTTTATCTCCACCACGCCGCTCTGCCGCGCCGCTTCCTGTGATCCATAGTTCGCAGCTCCCCCAACCTCGGTGCGCGCGATCACGTAGGAACGCGCACTGCTATAGCCCTCGTACAGATCGCGGATGCCTGCGGCGATCTCGTCAGTCCCCAGGTCGTTGGTGATGGCGTTATCGAGCAATGACTTGAGATCGGCCTTCGTGCTATCCGCGATGCCAACCACATGATCACCCACGGTCCGCTGTACGAATGATTGCACGTTCGCTTTCCAGGGGTCCCAGGTGTCGGCCCGCAGCGAGCGCGACCGCCCCGCCAACTGGTCGGCGACCTCTCCCCCAAAGTGCTCGATCACCGCCCGCCAGGAGGCCTCCAGCATACGCGCCCAATCGTGCCGGCCCAGGTCGACCAGGTGCTCGATGTTCCGTTGCCCATCCCGGATCGCCGCCTCTATCCGGGCGCCATCAGCCGCGAAGCGCGTGGCAGTGTGCGCGGCGACCGCCCGCTCGAATGCCTGCCGCTGCCGGTCGAAGCGCCGCCAATGGTGGACGCGCTGCTCCTCGGTGTGCAGGTTGATGGAGCGCGAACTGTCGCCGGACATGTGGTTCATCATTCGCAGAAGTTCATCGGAGCTAGCCCCCGTGCCCGCCAAGGCCAGCAGAAGGTCACGATTGGTCATGCGTCGGCGCGGTGGCTCCGCGCCCGGGATCGTCGGAACCGGCCCGCCCAGCGGCATGAGTACTGCTGAGACGAATCCTGTCTCCGGGCAATCCTCTGGGTTGAATCCCAGGCCGAGATGATCGTTGATCGCCCGCGGGCTGATGCCCATGACGAAGTAGCGGCCGGCCTCCTCTGAGCGTTCCCTCCGCGCCTCGGTGATAGCTGGCGTCTTGCTGAGGTCGTAGACGAAGTGCACGTCGCCGCCGAGGACGGGGGAGAGCTGCAAATCGAGCGCCTCGGCTTGGTCGGCGAGGAATGGGATGACCGTGTTCTCCCACGTCGCCCGATGCGCCGCCCGTTGGTTCTCATAAGTGCTATCAATGAGGCCCGTCGCGTCGGGATGCACGCCGAATGCCGCGCAGATGGTGCGGGCCGACCAACGCAGGCTATCGAGGAAGTCCATTTCCTGGGGCGTGAGGCCGAACTGCTGCCAACTTAGATCGCCCCATAGAACCAGCGGCCTGCGCGCGTTAGCTGGTCCTTGGGATTGGGCTATGAGGCCTTCGCGCAGGTCCTCCCGTTGCCTCTCCGTCAAAGTCGGTTTCGAGATCAGCGCGCCCGCCGGCGTCGCCCGGTTCTGCAGGCTCGCCTTGTTCCAGTTGATCGCCTCGTTGTCGGTATCCACAGTGCGGGCGATGGCCTGTAGCGGACTCATCCCGTACCAATCATTGCCGGGATCGTGAAACAGGAAATGGATGACTTCCTCGGCCGGGATGAGTAGCGTCTGGTTGGCGACCTTGTGCTCCCAGGCTTTGATACTGCCATCACTGTTGGGAATGACCCGCATCCGGTCGGGCCTCAGCCGCCATATCTCGTCGGTCTGGCCTGCCGCGACGTGATACCAATAGCCGTTGCCCGCTAGATTGAGATCGAGCGTCAGCATCTCCATCATGTCCGACCAGGCGAAGCGCGGATTGGGGCGGGCTATCAGTTTCGCGCCGCGATGTGTCTCGGATATGTTCTCGCCGACCATCACGCGCCAAGGGACCGAGGCCACGTCGAGCGCCAGGCGGCGGACGCAGGCATAGACTACCGCGTGCGCCTTGTAGCCCTCGATGACGGCCTTATTGGCGTCCCACGTATTCCAGATGGGCTGCCCGGCCTGATAGGAGGGCACGATCAGGGCGGGGTTCACCACCGGCGTGGCCGCAGCGCGGCCGAGTAGTGCTAACCCCAGGCGTTCGCGGAGTCTCATTGGTATCCCGCTCGCAACCGTTTCAGCACCTCTTCTGGTGCCTCACGACCTCGTAGCAAGTAGAGAAACGCGACATACTCCGACTCGCTCATCACGACTTTCTCGGTCAGGAACTTCTGAGCCGTTATGCCAGCCGGGTATACTGTCCAGCGGGCGAAATCTCCGACATACCACACTACGAAGAGTGGCAAATCAGCGCGCTCTGCCGTGAACCAAAGCGCCTTGTAACTCGCACCAGATGTCTGCTCGCCTGCCCGCTCATTCTTGTACTCAATAAGTGCGGCTGGTTCGCCATTGTCGTACTCGATGAAGCAGTCTATGTCGAGTGCCGGACAGTCGAAGCCCCAGAGCCGATGCCTCCGACTAAGAGTCAGATCGCGCCAGCCCGTTCTCTCTTCGCGGACAGGCTGGGTCACCGCACAAGCTCCGTGAGTCGGCGCGTTGTGGTTTCAACAGCCGATGCGTCATTGTCTATGCCGATGAAGAGGCGCCCCATCTTCACGGCGACGACAGCCGTTGTACCCCCGCCGAGAAACGGATCGCAGATGGTCTGTCCGGGATACGTGAAACGATGAATGATGTCGGCCATGCCGCTCTCGGATTGGCCCCATTCGTGGAACCGTTTGTCGTTGTCGTTCGGGTCGGAGCGACACACGTCGCCGATCCAATCGCCCTTGTAATCGCCCTTGACGAACCACAGGACTGGCTTCCAGAAAGTGTTGACCTTCCGCTCCCACAACTGCACCGACTGGCCACCGGGCGTCAGGTAAGCGAGAGTCCAGTGATACCGCAGGCCGGCGCCGAGCGCCGCCATGATCTCTGGCAGATAGGATTGCCCCACCATCGCCAAGAGCGAGCCGCCCGGCTTCAGCGTGCGGGTAGCAAAGGCGGCGAGATCGCCATACAACGCGAGATAGTCCTTTGGGTACGGCGGGTCGGTGATGATCCAATCGAGCGAGTCGGAAGCAACCTGCGCGCCGGCCTCTATGATGTCTCCGACATAGAGCCGGTAGCGATCAGTGAGTGCGGGCAGGTCGTCGGGAATGGTGGCCTTCGCCGCTGCCCGCTGGCGCTTCTTCATCTCCTTGTGGGCAGCGTTGACGTTGCCCGTGGCGTCCATCTTCGCGGAGATCGGGTCATAGGTCTTCGGGTCCGCCTCTGCTGCCGCGACAACTTCCTCTGCCTGCCTTAGCCGGGTCCGGCCGCTGTTGGCGCGCTTCGCTGTTTTATCGCGAGACTTCGCTTTTACTGGTGCCGAATCGGCACCAGTTTTGCTCCCATTGCGTCTAGATGGCCTCCCTTGCGTTTCTTCCTTACGCGATGCCGCCTCCTGGCGATCCTGCTCGGCGTAGAAGCGCTTGACGGCAACCTGCTCCGTCGGACATAGGCTGAGGCGCACTTCGTTCTCGTCGGCTTCGGCCAGACGGCAAACCGGGTCGCTGACTTTGAGTATCGTCACGGGGACCTCGGACCACTTGAGCCGCTTACATGCCTCTAGCCGCCGCGCACCCGCTACGAGGTTGCCATCTCCCGCGATCACGACGGGATGTAGCAGGCCCACGGCTTGAATGCTGGCCATGAGCGAATCGAGATCGCCCACGTCGCGCCGAAACCGCGGCCCGACCTTGACGCTCGCGATGGCTATGGTCGGCGCTGTTCCGCTCATCGTTTCGCACTCGACTTGGCTGGTTTCGCAGCCGCATTGAGGCGCCGAAGGTCCCGCAGTACCGAGGCCTTGTCGATGCGAATTGCTCCAAACAGCCTGAACGAGGTCCGCGCTTCTGCCAATCCCGTTCTCCCCCGAAATGCGAAAAGGCGAGCCGCCTCCGGTTGCCCGGAAGAAAAGCTCGCCTCGACTTGTACGTGGGCGACTATTCGATTACTGGGTGAGATGCCAACAAGGGCGCACCCTCTGGCAATCCGGCCACAAGGCCGAGAAAGACTTGCGTCTCCTCACCCAGGAACTAGTAGACTACTGCCACACTATGCCAGAATGCTATTCGGTGTCAAGCTTTTCAGGGGGACGGGTAGCGGGCATCACAGCAATGGCTATCAGCGCCAGCAACCCGAAAAAGACCCCGAGCATCTGCCAGGTGTTGACATTGAGACTCTTTGCCCGCGCTACAGCGCCGCAGACGTAGCCGAAAAAGATGGCATAGATCGCAGCGATGGCGATCAGCATCAATGGACCCGACGCGTGAAGAATGTCATCCATTGGTCTCCATCCCTTCTGTGTTTCGCTGTGGCTCGCAATCCGGGCAGGGATTGAGTCCCCGTTCAATTGCCCCTGACCGGCTCACCATCCAGTTCGGACTGCCCAACAGCTCGCAGTCATGGCGATGGAAAAACTCCGCGAGCGGCGCGACCCACACCGGGTCAATCGGTACGCTGATAGACCCCCAGAGGCCCCCTTCATCGGCCTCGATGCGAAAGGGCGGACCTTGGC